CCTTTTCCACCAAACCCTTTTAACATAGCCTTCATTTCCATTATTTGTTTTGGATCGGAAACTATTTCTGCGTCTTTTAAATTTTTACTTCCAACGGCTATTTTATAATCACTAAATCCAACCTCCCAACTGGCAGACACAGTGTTATGTATTTTGCTATTCGGATTTGTGCTATTTTTTAATGTTTCAAAAAAATTTTTATCTACGGTTTTATAAACAACCGCACCTAAAGCAATATTAAAAGGTTCTTTTGTTTCTTTGTCTATATTTACGATTATTGAACTGTTGTTATAATCACTAAATCCAGCATTTACTATGTGACCAACAATTTTCTTTTTATTATGTTCGATATTTGTAGGTTTGTGAACAAATTGTTGAACAGATTCTATTGCAGTATTAGTACTTATACCATCTCCATTTTTATTAAACTCGTTTACAACAGCAGCATTGAAAGCAACACCCATCAAATCAATATTTTTCTTTAAATCCACATTTGTTGGAATTAAAGGTTTTAAATTTTCAATGTTTGCCTTAGAAATGTCTATGCCTGCAATCTCTCTGCAGGCTTGGACTTCAAAATCAAATGTTGTGCTGTATTTGTAATCCGGCATTATTACAACATATCTCTGATACGTTTTGCTTGACTTGCGTGAGCCTTCACTCCACTATCTAATTCTGATACTATTTCAGCTAGTTTTTTTTTAGCGTCTGCTGGTAATTCTTGTGCAGCTTTAGAAACTTTTGGCTTTTTAGGGTTATCTACTTTTTTCATTTCGCCCTCTGGACCAACTTCTACTTCCTTTTTGTCATCTTCTGAAAGCATTTTTAAATATGCAGCTTCTGCTTTTTCTGTCATCTTCCCTTCTTTTTTAACTTTTTCTAAGATAGCTTTTTGTAAAGCAGGGGGTAGATTTTTCTTTTGTTTTTCTGTTAAGCCAGCTAACATTGGTTTCATTTTGTAAAGATTAGCTTCTACTTTAGCTATGACTGGTTTAATATTTTGGCTATATATGTTACCGCAAGTTTTCATAGTTTCATCGTCACTCATATTCTTTGTGTCGGTTGCATACGAGTCATTCATTGCACACATACCCATAAACTTTTTGAATACAGGCTCTTCGGAATCACTATATTTTTTAGCGATTGATATTTCAATGTCGCCGTTTGATCGGTCAACGCTTGCTACTAATGGATTTTTAATTTCTTTCATTTGAATGGTATAAAATTGCTGATGGATAAAGTTCTAATTTGTGAGCATCTGACACATCATAAATTTCATTGAGTATGCCTAAATCCTCTATGTTATTGTAATCATTTACACAAGAAATCATTACATTTGTCCAATTTTCTTTTTCAGAGCTACAAACAACAGATTCACACAATTTATCTAACATTTCTTTTTGTTGTTTATTTAATCTTTTCTTGCCTAATTTTTTACGCATTTCTTGACTCGCTAAAGAGTGCAAAGCTTCTATTTCATAGATTGTTGTTTGAATTGCTTCCTTTGAAACTGCTTTTGAAGCTTCGGTTGTTCCAAGTGGTCTACCTGGTTCTCCAGGAACTTTTTGCTCATCCGCTGGTTCAACTGGCGCATCATCATCTTCTATCATTGGAATACCTCCAACTATTGGATTGTAATGTCCTCTTTTGCGTTGTTCTACAAACTTTTCTTGAGCTTCGTCTAGCTCTTCAGCAAGTGGGAATCTACCTGTTTGAATGATTGTCATTCCTTGCTCTGCTGTTAAAATTCCTAATTCCATTAATCTAGTTGCTACACGCATTAATTGTACTTCGTCCCTTAAATCAATATCTTTAAATTTGACCGTAGGATAAGATCTAAATCCTAAATCTTTAGCAATTCTTTTGATTTCTGGTTGTAGAAAATCATTTATAAACGCCTCTCTTGCTTCTTTGAGTCTGTCTAAAAATACTCTTGCTTTTATTTGGGCGCCATTATACTTGTCTTCGTTGAGTATAATGTTTTGCAAACCTTCTTTAATATCTTTATTAATAACTTCGTATTTTGCAGGGCCAACAACTTTGTTAATATCTGGAATAACGAAGTCTGCCTTTGTCGTATAGTCTGACACTAAAACTCTTCCAACAGATTCGTTTTGGAAAAGTGATTGCATGGCTTTCACATTATGATGATTGATTCCGCCTTTATCTGGATCGGTGCCCATTGTTATCATGAGAATCACGTTTTCCACAGTTCTCATAATTGCTTGATCCATTTTTTTCATCTCAAGTTTAGCATTGATATCTTGTAAAACCGGGAATCCAAAAGGAATTGCGAATGGTTCGTAATCTTGCTTTTTGTAAAAACTATATGAAATTCTATCGTTTTCTAGATTAATTTTTAATCCGTCTTTGAAATATGCACCATCTTTAATTAACTTTTGTGTTTCTGGATCTAATGCTTCGAAAATTTGTTTATCATCATCATTCTTTGGATTTGCCAATCTTTCCATATCAAATTCAGATAAAATTTTGGCATACGCACCATCTTTTGTATTGAATACCGTACTTCTTTTAGCAACAATTTCAAATGGATTTAACAAAATATACTTTAATGGAAACTTGTTTTCGCTTGGTGTTTCTGAAATGTTTTTAGAAAACTTCTTAAAATCCTCTAAACTAAACTTACCATCTATGCGATATAAGAATATGTTACCACTCCTATAATATTCTCTGAAGTATTGATCTTTTAAATCCCAAAGTTTAATTTTAGTAAATAGTTTATCAAAAAAATCTCTTGAATTAGCGTTGCCACCTTCTAGATATATTTCAGAATTTGCAAACTCAGACATCATATCAACTGTATTTCTAAAAATTGGAACATTTGCGTAAGCTTTTTGACAAAGTTCAATAGCCTCTCTGACATTAATTCCATCTGAAGATAATTCATATGGTAGCAACCCACCCCTAATTTGACTGTATTTATTAAGAGGTTGTACTACAGATGATCTATTTAAACGGGTCGATGTATTGCCTCCTCTTGCTGCGCTTGCGCTTGAACCACTTCTTTCATACGCTAAAGAAACATGATACGCTTCTCCCATTGCCGCTGGCTCTACGTTTTCTTGTGCTTGTGCTACATTTTGGATTTTATTAAATTTATTCCAATAATTTGATTTTTTTGTATATTTTCTAGGCATAATTTATATTATAAAGTCCTTTACACAACTTTAAAGTAACTTTGACAACTTTTCTACAGAAACATTGGTGTGAATGTAGAATTTGATTCTGCCGGCATATCCATCATATCGTAATATATGTTCATACCCCAGTTACCTAGTACTAAAGCGGAATAAGAGTCTTTTCTGGGTCTATCGGCTCCCTTTTGCCTTTTTAAATTACTAGGTAAATCAAAGTTTTGATTACCTCCAGCAGATGTTGTAACTTGTACAAGTGCACATTCTGCTTTTGTTAAGTCTAACATATCTTTCTGATGTTCTATAAACTCAATCATTTTGGCGCCAATATTTTTTTCATCTTCATATTTTGAAAACTTTAGCTCTTTTATTGGTATTCTTTTAGCTTTTTGTATTGAATAATTATCGTCCATAGCAGAGGCTGCAAAATAAATTTTCTTTCTATCGAAAGATGTTTGCAACATTTCGTTTGCTGTTCTTATCCAAGATGATGTAGGTTTTCTTAAATTACATATAACCCTTTCATTTAAATTATAGCTTCTTCTAGCTTGTTTTAAATCTTGATGATAGTTTTGAGGGTTATTAAAATCAGCTTCGAAACAACCTATATTTATCTTTTCTTTCTTAAATATATCGCTTTCATTACAAGAATTAATAAATTGAACACCACCATTATAGTCTCCTGCAATCATAATTACGTTAAAGTGGTCTAATAAATACTTAAAATAAATTATATGCTTTTTTAAGTTGGTTCCTGGTAAAGCGTAACTATGCACAATTACCCCCTTCTTTTGTTCTGGCAACAACTTAATTACTTGTATAGCAAAATCATCAGATGTTTCAGATTCAGACCACGATGGGTCAAAAGCTAATATGTATTCAGCTCCTGGCTCACCAGCTACTTCTACACAAGGGGATTCTCCATCAACGATTGTACAATCTGCCATTTTGCTTATTTTAAAATAACCAGCACTATCATCTGTAAACTGAGCGTTAAATTCCCTGTCTATTTGAGATTGACTCATAC